CAGAAGTATTAGCGACACCATTCTTTCTAGTCTTTCCTATTAAAGCTTCTAGTGTTTGCACACCTTGCGCATTAGACGCTAACGCTTTAAAGCCTTCAAATTCGTCTGGAGATAAGTTTGCAGCGCCCCAGTCGCCGAGATCTTTTAATCTTGCTTGTGCATTTGATCCTAGTGCTTGGATCTCACCTTCACGCGAACCTTGTACACCATCAACTTCATGTTGAACCCAGCCATGCAGCATCTGTGTAAATGTATCTTGACTCATGTTTGAGTCTTTGGCCGCTTCCTTAAACCAAGCTATGCGAGGATCTTCCATGTCAAAATCGCCCTCAACACCCTCTGGCGTTGTAAGCTCATAGTCGTCTTTAGGCGCACCAGTGAATCCACCAAATTTCTTTTCTAGTTCTGAATAAGCTTGTGCTTGATCTGATACTGAGTTGTATTTATCTTTAAACCAGTCCGGACGATCTCCCTCACCGTTTACTTCATTAGCAAGGAACCAGCCATCTGCTGATACTTCTGTTGTTGGATCTGTTGCAACCTCTTCTACCGGTGCTTCTGTAATCAAACTTTCCTCTTCACTCATCCTCTTCTCCGTTTATTGTTGTTCAGCTAGTGCAAGTTGATCTAAGATCTGACGAACAATAGCGTTCTGTCCTTCTCTCATACCAGCACCAAACTGTGTTGAATTAGCGTTCAATACTGGACGCTCAAGCGTAATTTCCTTTAATCGGTTAATCACGAATTGTCCATCCTCTGTACTAAAACACCCATAAAAACGACTAGCAATATCTCTAGCCTTTTGTGCTGACTCCGCCTTTAGTTGTTGAATCGCGTCGCCATCAATATCTAACGAATCCCAATCTTCAACCATTAGGAACCTGCTGCTGTCCTTGTTCTGCTGCTTGTCCTTGTTGTTGCTTCATAGCTTCTGCTGCTTTCTCTTGCATTTCTATACGCTCTTGCTCTGTGCGTAATAGCTTTTGATCTATGCCTAACTTTTGCCCGATCCAAGCAACCGTATCTTCAATCTTTGCACCTAGTGCGAATGCTTCTGGCCCGAATGCTGAACCCATCTGCATAAACTGCTGCATTGCTAATAGATCTTCTTGGTCTTGCGCTCTGGCTAGTGGTGACGTGTGCTTTAAGGTAATCTCACGACCATCAATCTTAAATTCTTCACCTCTAAACTTGCCAGCATTACTTAGAATGCTAACTGCTGCGGTCATAACCTTCTCAACAAACTCAGATTGTAATCTTGAGTAAGCAGAACCAGCATCCATCAATAACTCTTGCTGTCTTAATGACATTTCTGTTGCTGTCTTTGTTGGCGAATCCATGCCGCCATAAGGATCAGCAAACATAGCTTTATTGATCCGGTCTCTAAGTTCTGACAATATCAGTTCGCCTACATTGAAATCGCCAGCACGCTCTAAAGGCCGTAGTGTCGGGTTCGAGCTGTCATTAGATCCGACCGGAATCACCATGCCAGGTGCAATTTGCATTGTGTAAGGGTTAATTACTCCATCGTCTTGCGCTGTATAGATACCAGCAATCGCTAAAGCAGCATTACGCAAGCCAAACTCTGTAATTTTGTTAGCTGTCTTAATATCTGGCAGCACGTTCATCACACGACCACGACCATACACTTCACCAGGTACTACAGATTCACGGAATACAATCCACGGTGAAACCTCATACTCTTCGGTAAAGCAAACATGTTTCTCTTTACGCTCAATCACGCACATGTAGTACATGCCGCTCTCTGGCTCATAGATCGTGCCTTCGATTAATGCGACCTTCTCATCTGGCTTCTCTTCTAACTTCTTTTTAAGTTGAGACGATAGTTCAGCACCTGGCCATAAACGACCGATATTTCTTGCTGGGATCGAATGCTCACGCCATACAGTCTCAATGATACTATTCGGCCCTTCTTCAAGGAACAGCTCATTAATTGGCACTGCATCAAACTCTAGCATTGAAGGTGAGCCAGGCTTAGAAGTCTCTTTGATTGTCATTGCACCCGTAGAGATCGCTAGATCTAAAAAGGCCTCATGGCATTGAGTAGCAAAATTTGAATGATTGATATGATCAAACACGATTGAAGTGATCTGATCTAATATCTCTTGATTGTTCTCTTTGTCTTGGTCATCAACATCGGCGCCAGACTCAAGGATTGACCACTTACGCCAAGGCGGTACTAATGAAGCTTGCAATCGTGAAGCGTATTTCTGTACACCGATCACTGCTGTCGAGTCAAAGATCGCTGTGTTCTTCTTAGCACCCTTCGCTTGACCGGAGAAGTTATCACGCTGCGGCAATGAATACTCATAACACTCACGAAAATGTGAAAGCCAGGGCATCTTACGGGCCTTGGCAGCATCAAATCGTTGTATTAATTGCTCAATATTGCCGAGTTCTTTAGGGATTTGATACTTTCCCATGACTTAGCCGCCTAGTGTTGATGTAACACCGCGCTCATCGTTAGAGATTAATGACGCTCTGCCACGCTTACGACGACGCATAGCACCTCGTTGTGACTCTTCCTTTCTGGTTAAACGATCAATTTCCGATGACTGGTGTTTTTCTGCCTTAACTTGTGCTTCTGATTTAGCTGGCGTGCCGCCGAATAAATTTCCCATTTTCTGCTCCCGATAGGTAATGAAATAGTTGGTACGGTGTAAAGAGATACCATTGACGAACCCCCAGTAAAGCCTTTATCTGTTCAACACAAGTTATAGCTACTGGGTATGGGGATCTGATCCGTTTTGACTCGCGCCACACCTTTGCGCGGATTATAGCACTAATATTATTATCTTTGGAGATAATTTCTATATCCTCGTACCGTCCAAAAGGTAGTATCTCAATGTCAGTGTGTCCTAACTTCGGTTGAAATGCTATCCAGTTAAACCCATCCCAACGTAAGGCCCAGCAGTGTCTAAAACCGGATTGTAAATACTTGGCCCACCAGTACGGCATATCGCCATGCTCGAAGATGATGAACCACTCGATATAACTCTTATCCCAGGTATCGATTAATGAATCGTGCTTGATCCACACTAAATTGACTTCATGGCCAGCACTAGCATTTCATCAAACATACCCCTGCTATGAATGCGTCGCATCTTGTAACTCTCATTACATTCTTTGTTGTTTCCTTTCTTTTTTGCATACACTTGAGCTGGATCTGTAGATCTCGTAAGGCGATTTCTCGCGTTATTTAAACTGATACCCAACTTCAATGCTAACTGATCTGCCGTTATTTCCTCGCCATTGTCCAGAATCCTTATCTTTGCTTTCATCATTTAAAACACACTCCAGTCGTTAGCCATCTGTACTGGCCTTTCCATGCCTTCACTCTTTTTGTCTCGCCAGGCTACTGCAAAGTATCGAAACGCATCTGCGCCATGCGATGACCAGTCATGAAGCGGACGATCTTTAAACACTCGCTTGTCCTCGTCATACTCACAACGGTAATAGCTCAATGCTCGTAAGCCATCAGCGCAACGCTTCTCATCGAACCAGCAACGACCAAGGATCCGACGGCCTGCTTCAATGCCATCCATCACTGGAATGTTTGGTGTGATCAGAAAGCTGATACCCATCTTACGTGCTGCCGATAGTCTTGATTTGCCGGTAGTTAATTCTCGTACTCGTATGTCATGTGGTGCGTAATGATCGCCGAAGGTTACTTGGTGCTTCTGTCTAAAGTCATGCAGCCAGTTGATGTAATGCTGCATACCTTCGCCGTTGTTTTCATAGTAGCCAATAACTCTAATTTCTGTACCTATCCGCTGCATCATCCAAATCGAGGTTGCGTCAGCGACCCCGAGATCCCAAAAAGTGTGAACCGGTAATAACGGATCAATCGCAACACGGCCTATGCGATCGTCTTGTCGTGCTAGTTCAATCTGTTTAGCGTAGTAGGCGCCCTTCTGGTTAGCCAGGCATTCGCCTTCCCAAATGTGGTTGTATAGATCCTTGTCTAGTTTCTGTAAGTGCTTGCGTTCTTTTTCTAACACCTCTGGGAACCAGACGTTGTCAGACCAGTTCACCTTCACGACATACGAGTCTGGTGGTGGATTAAGCACAAACATCTGAAAAGTTGGATCTAGCTCGTCCGATGGATTAAAACTAGTCCATATTTCAGATTTTGGCGCACGAATAGTGGGGATCAGAGTCTGCCATGAGATTGTAGAAATCTTCTCTGCTTCCTCCAGCCAGACTATTTGAATACCCTCCATTGACTTTATTTTTGTAATGTTTGCCTTTAGACCCTCAAAGATAAAGCGGCTGCCGTTACGACCAAGGATCTGTGTCTTTTGTATTTCAAAGAATGCTTGTAAGTTCATGCGCTCAATAGTATCTGCTAACAGTTGAATTACCGAGTCACTGATAGATCTTTGTATCTCACGCGCACAAAGTATTCTTGTCTTTTCCTTGTAAGCCCTCATGATTAACAACTGTGCTATTGACCATGACTTGCCCGAACCACGTCCACCGTATGCCACCTTGTAGCGTCTTGGCTCTAGGAACGGCTCAAACTCTTCAGTGATCTGAATCTTTAGTTTCAGCTCTTCTTCTATTTCTAGCTCTAGCTCTTCTTCGCTCATGCAACCTTTCTAGCAAACTCTGCTCTAATGTTTTTCAACACATGACAGATAATATCGACCGTCCAGCCGTTTCCTAAAAGTTTGTATTTTTGCGTATTAGATATTCCAGTGTCATCGAAATAATGATCTGGCACAGTCTGGAGCCTCATACATTCCATTGGTGTTAGTTTTCGATAGGTTGGGGTGTCATTGGTATATTCGACACACCCATTTAACTTGTGCGACCAAGAGGCAACAACACAGTTAGATTTATCATCTTTTCTAATATTTAACTGCGCTTCAATCCCACGTTTAGTTACTTGGTTACGTTTAGCAGCACCCTTGACTAATACCTTAGGCTCTCTATTTCCTCCCGTACAAGCGTTTAGTGTAGGTGACTTGCCACTATCAGCGTACACCCTCTTGATACAGTCGTGACCGTTGATATCATCTGCTGTCGCTACGTGTTGACAACATTCAGAATCACTATTAACTGCCTCTCTAAGAGTACACGGTCTTTGAATCAAGTATTTATTAGCATGACCACCAGAACCTGTTTGAGCTGCACTTTTATCTTTATCGGTAAAAGTAAAGATACCTTTATCTAGTCTGCTAACTCCATCAAACTCACCAGTCATATATGGCGCTAATGGTTTGTCAATAGGTAAATCCTCAAGAATATCCTTCAGCACAATGCCTTTATCTTCTGGCTGTTCAATGCCTGGTATGTTCGTCCAGTACAAGCGCACACGATTCTGTGCTGATACAAGTGCTGAATTAATCTTCACCGGCTCAACACCTAAATGCTCACTAATCACATCTTGGTACTCTTGCTTCATGCGTACATTCTCAAGCAAGAAATACTTAGGCTTGGTTTCTCTTAACAATCGAACAAACTGAAAGAATAGTGCTGATC